GCAAGAGGTATAATATCTCCGCTAGGCATGCGAGCATTGCGACTTCTGCAAGCAAAAACGGCGTCATGAAGATGACGATGGTTTTGAAGCAGAAGGCTAACAATGCCTGCTGAAACTCTATCGGAAGCTTCGCTTAGATCAAGCGTTGCTAGATCACCGAAATGGGATCCTCTTCGACACAGAACCTGATTAGGGACCTGATCGTCGAGACCGATAAAGGAATCAAGAAAAGAAGTCTTGATTTCCTTCTGGAAACAGCGCAGTATCGCCTGCTGACTATATTGCATAGCAGTAGGCTCAACTGCAATGATTCGAGGAGTTTTCATCGTCTTAGGCACAGAAATCACCTTAACGGGGACTTCAGCGCCAGGTTCGAGGAAGTCAACAGATCCCAACTGTTCCCAATAGGACCAGTTGGGTAGAACCATATTTCCATAAGGGAAGTATGGCTCAAGCCTACATGGCCACTTATCCTGGGAATACTTCTGATTACCAATCAAGGAATCAGCAGTAGCACCAGGGCCATGTTTCGGCAGAATCTCTCCATAGTAGATAGAAGAATCTATCTTGGAAAAGAAAGAGCCGAATAGGAGGACAGAAAGCCTCTTAAACTCATAAGTAGAGTATAGAGGCTGGTCCTTGACTTCCTGCTCACACTTGAGATACTCATCAAAGGCTGAGGATATTCTCTCATCTTTGCAGTCAATGAGAATCTTGCTATAAAGCAACGTAAGTTGTCTTATGGCTTGAATCGCAGAGACTGATGGTACTTCAAGTAGGACACCAGTGCCACGATCAAACACAAGACAAGAGAAACCCTGAAGAAAGCTAGGGAGACTCGCGTTTTTCTTAAAAGAAAGAAAAACGTCGTTGTCCACATAACCTCGTTCAAGACTAAGTTCAAAGTCTTTCGCGAAGTTAGGGAGGGTTATCGTAAGAAAGGATAACCCTTCGTGCTTTGATCGAACAGAGACAGTTTTAATGTCTCGGTGGGCGCTAGTGCAACATCGCGTCGCCAAATCGTTAGCGACACTGTTCCAGAGCAGCATTAGGCTTTTCACGTAACCTCCTAATAGAGGGAAACGTCCTAAGTCAATGCCACCTCCTGATCACGTACACAAGAGGAAGAAGAAAGTAATGCTAGCTCTCGCCAGCAAGAACCTTCTTCATAATTGTGTCCGTCGTCGCGCTCCAAGTGCCTTTAAGGCCATTGAAGAGTGACAGCTGATCCGTTGCCGTAAACAACCCCGCAGACGGGATATCGAACACGACGTAGCAAGACATGCTACGTGGTGCCGTAGTCCCAGAAATGAGGGTTGAACCGGCATTGTCGCTGTAATCACAGCGAAGGACCCTGCGAGTACGGCGTCCATATTGATGGGACGCAGTGACTTTCAGGAGAGACCCTGCAGCAACAGTAAGAGGTCCGGCCTGGTAAACAGCTACTGATCCTTGCTGAGAAACGCGAGGAAGAGTAACTGCACCAGCGTCGAACGCTGCTCCTGGTGTGAGGGTGATTGGATCGGTGAACATTGACGTGCTCCTTGTACGTTGGTGTGCAGTGAACAATCACCTAACAACTCTGGTAATAGCTAGAGCTGCCAAGATGGCCTGTTGAACGGATGTCAATCCGTCCCAACTGAGGCCAAAACCAAAGGGATTCGCTTGTATCCTCTTCTTCACAGTAGTTCGAAGAGTAACAGGGGAAACAACTGGGTAAGGCTGGTTATAAACCCAACCAGACGAAGCATGAGACAAAGACGCTTCGATCCCAGCGGTATAGGTATCTGTTATGGTAGTAGTTTCCATAATATACCCATATCGGAGAATCGTGCCATAGTTGATCAACGATTGACAGTTCTTAACAAAAGAACTGGCATTTGTGAACCAATCAATGGCCCAGCTCCAGGGTGCCAACTGCCATAGAGTATTCAGATCAGGCTTACCTCCGAAGAGTTGGGCCATGAGCTTTCGTCTATCAGAAGTCGAATCGGATGAAAACCAATCCGGCAAATGATATGTGAAAGCACCGCTGAACCAAATATCGCGTTCAACGGTTCTTGTACGTATGGTTTGGTACGCTGGAAGACCATTCCCACCATCGTTAATCAGAGAGTTATGAGAACTGCCGTTGCTAATACGAACTTCAGCACCAGCAGGACTATAACGATCTGGAATAACTTCGGTGGTAGTGGTCATCTCCTTGTCGAAATGAAACTCCCGTCGGACTGAACGACCAGAATCACGAATGAACTGGTCTACGACCCGATCGATTTTATGGACGGCTTTAAGAAAGTCATCCATATCACCGATTGTTGGAAGAATGCCAAATACAACGTTGAGAAATTCATCAGCGCCAGATCTGGCTATAGCCTCTATTGCCTTGAGGCGACTCTCCCAAAGATGAACACCCGGAATATTGGGGACATCCTGGAGGAGTTCTCCAACAGCGGAAGCTGCATTAGCAATTTGGTTCCCTGGTGAACTAGATGCTACAGCAATAGTGCCTTTCACAACCAGAGCTGACCTACTAGAGGACAGATCTGGAGGAAAAGCATATTTGATTGGAACATCTAGTAAACCTTTAAGGAAACCAGTGTTATGGACGTTAAAGCAATTCGCAATAAGTGACCCGTCGGCCTTAGATACATGGCCGCCGAGTAACGGATTGGGCTTGCTAAACAGAGTAGAGTGTGGAAACTTAGAAGTAACCACCTCTTGCTTCAGAGTATAAAACTCTGATCCATAATCACCGAGGTCCTTACCTTTTGGTAAGGGCCATCGATTGCGATCGGACTCAGTAATCTGAGTTCCACCAGTAGTGTACTTGAAGGGAATTGGAAGTCCTAAACCATTCGCTCGAATGGTCCAGATCCCACCAATCAACCAATACTCATTGAGAGTAAAGGTTGGGCCAAACATAGTACGACGTTTGGTCGTTCCGCTACTGATGAACAAGGTAAGCTCCTTCGGTTACGCAAAGATGCCAAAGGGCATCTAAACGATTACGCGAATTAACGCGGGTGGTGCACTGCGCAACGGCCCCTCCTCAGGG